CTGCAATGCCTGTGTAATCAGCCATTATTTCTTCTTTGCTGGCGCCTGTTGGCGCTTGACCGCATACGCTATGGCAACGGCCTGTTTGACCGGCTTACCGGCCTTAACTTCAGCCGCCACGTTCTTGCGGAAGGCTTCAGGTGATTTTGATTTGACCAGCGGCATATTAAGACCCCATCCATGAGTTATGCACTGCGCTGCCTTGGGAGTTAACGCGGCGTGTCGGCTCAGTATACTCGCGGTGGGCCACGGGAAAAGCAAACGTCACGCAAATTGCGTCCGCTGCGTCTGGTGATGCAAGGCCCCGCGATTTCATATCTTTCTTGCTCTCCAAGAAAATTGTTCCACGTGAATCAGGCTTCATCTTAGGCGAAATCAAGTCCGTCTTCAAGAACCTGTCTGCCGGAATACTAGCAGATTTCAGCCACTCTCGCATCTCGCCCCACATCTGGGCGCGCATATTTCCGTACATTATCGGGTTTTTCGCCTTATTTCCGAAGTTTACACCTTTGATTTTGTACCGCTGCTCCTTGAGCCTATCGACAATCCCAGCGCCCAGGCCGCCCTCGTCGATCACCACCAGCGTCGGTTTGTACTCCTCGATGGCCTCAATGACGTGCCCAACCACCGTCATAGTGTCATCGCCCCGGTGCCGCGCGATGTGCACAATGTCGCGCCCTTGGCGCACGGCGATGACCGTGGCGTCGGCGCCATAGCGCGCCGGGTCGACCCCGATGATGATGGGCGCCGACAGGTCTTTGTACTTCTCCCGTTTCATGGCCTCGTCCACGATGTCCGATCCGATGAACTGATCGTCCCCGGCGCTGGGGAACATACCGTAGACCTCGACATGCGCTTGGCTGCTGTCGGCGCCGTACTCCTGGATGATCCGCTCGTAGACCTGTTTGTCGGTACCCTCGACCGTGCGGGCGTCCACTATCTTGCCTTTCCAGAACTCCCGCTTGGAATTAAACGCCTCGTAGAAATACCCCGTGTTGCGGCGCGGATTGGAGAACGCCAGCCAAAACCTGTTGGGCGTGTTCTCTGTAAAGAAGCCGCTGGTCACCGCCCAGATCGCGTCGGCAATACCGCTGGCCTCGTCAAAGATGACCAGCACCCCGTCGTAGTTATGCACACCGGCGTAGGCGTCTGGGTTCTCCTCCGACCACAACCGACCCTCGACGCCCCAGTAGCGCGTGCCCTTCTTAAGGTCACGCTCGACCAGTTCAGTCAGCCACTTGGCCGGCATCAGCCTGGTGGCGCTCACTTCAAACCAGTGCGAGTTGAGCGCCATCGCCAGCCACTTGGTGATCTCGGCCCATGTGATGCTGCGCAGTTGGCTCTCCGAGTTGGCCGAGATGATGGTCGTCGAGCCGATGCGGGTGGTCAGCATCCAGATCGTGATCCAACTGACCAGGGCCGACTTGCCGATACCGCGCCCCGACGAGATCGCCGCTTGCAGCACGTTGAAGTCCAACAGCCCTTTGTTTTCTTGGATGTGGTCGGCGATGTCTTGCAGCACCTCGCGCTGCCACTTGCGCGGTCCCTTGAAGTGTTCCAGCGGCGTGCCCTTGACGCCCCACGGGAACACCAGCATCACAAAGTTCAGTGGGTTGTCCTTGATGCGCGGCGTCCACAGACGCGCCATCAGTTCCTGTTCGTCTTCAGCGCTGTATTTGGTGGACTGCATCGACAACCTCAATTACGCGCAACTCGGCTTCTTGAAGCGCCTGGGTGATAGAAATGCGCTGGTCGATGTCCACCGAGATGGACTGCTTGGCCACCCAGCCGTGTTGGTGTTTGAGAATTTCGAGCGCTGCCTTGGCGTCGCCTTCTTGGGCGGCTTTATGCAATATCTGCGCCATCTCGCGCTCGCCGTCCGCTTTGCCTTTGATCGCGGCCATTTCAGCCAGTGGGTCAAATTGGCACAAATGGCGGTACTCGTCAGGTCGCATACCAGAAGCAAGAGCCAGAGTGTCGCCTTTGAGCCCCAGTTTGGCGGCGTCGTAGATTGCTTGCAGGCGCGACTCAGTAGCCTTGACATGGCGAACTGTAAGCGGCAGTGACTTGAACATCTGTTCTCCTTCGCCTGGTGGCGTGTGCCGTGAGTTTATACCAAAAAAAATTTAAAAAAAAATTTTGGTTGTGAGCCCTCCGTCAACGTTGGCCCTTCCGCTCGGCCCTACCCCCACCCCCAAGCAGGAATCCTAATCAAAATGGCGAGGGCTAGCGGGCTGGTAGGTGTTGGCTATGTTGGCCATGCCAATCCAATCAGTGCGCAGGCTGCAGCCTGGCGGCCAGGCGCCGTTGGCCATGTTGGCCATGTTGGCCATGTTGGCCATGCAAATCAAACTGCCAACATAGCCAACACTATGCGCCAGCGCAGCGCGCGAATTTATGCGTGGATCATGGGGTTGGCGGCTTGCGCCAGTTCGCGCCAAACCGTGCGCGGGCAGTTGTTGGCACTGTAGGCACTTTTTGCACCCGTTTTAAATCGCTCCAATAGAAACTGTAAGTATTGTAAGAATTCACATTATGAAATATACATTTTGAAACCTTTTATCTTTTATAAATAGCCAATATAGCCAACAACTACACTCCCCCATTGGAGACCCGCACCAAAACACCATAGCCAACCCACTACCAACCAAATCGCCAACCACTACCCACAAAAATAGCCCAACTGTCACCAACGTGACAGACAGCCATAAAATAGTTGATCCATAATTGCAGCAAGCCCAAAAAGGGCCCGCGTATTCCAGGCACGCAAAGCTTGATAGTTAATTAAAGTAAAGGCAAACATTATGACTAAAATTCTAGGTTACATCGCATACGAAGGCCTCAGCGAAATCGACGGCGCGCCCATTGTCGTAATCGTGAACAAGATTAGCGACGCCAGCAAAAATGAGAAAACCGGCGCGCTAGTGCAATCATTCATTATTCGCAGTGACGTTAACCCGGTTCAAGCATTACAAACCGGCGCCGACGCCAGCATATGCGGCCAGTGCGAGCACCGGCCAATATTGGCCAAACAAACCGGCAAAGTGCCATGCTATGTCCAGATAGCAAAATCGGTGTTATCGGTGTACAACGCATATAAACGCGGCCGCTATGTGCGCGCCGACGCGGCCACAATAGCGCGCGCGCTGGCCGGCAAAATAGTGCGCATTGGCACATATGGCGACGGCGCGGCCGCGCCGGTCAAAATGTGGACACAAATTACCCGGTATGCGGCCGGTGTGCGCGGATATTCGCACCAATGGCAAAATGAGGGGTTTGATCATGCCGCATGGGCGCCGCTAGTTATGGCCAGCGCTGACACTATTGAACAAGCTGCATTGGCCAATTTATACGGTATGCGCGTTTTCCGGGTATCGGTAGGCGTCGATCGTCAACCCGGTGAGACGGTTTGCCCGGCCAGCGCTGAAGGCGGTAAAAAATCGACGTGCGCAAAGTGCACGCTATGCAGTGGCACGCGGATTCAGGCGCGCGACGTCGTTATAGCGGATCACGCGGCCGGGCACGATCGGCGCCGCGTGATTATGATGGCCAGCGCATAGGGTTATCTCTAAGCGGCCAGTGCGGCCGCTTAGGGGCTATTCCTGGCCGCTACAGTAAACGAAAGTAAACCTATGAAACCTGGACAATATATCCATATCTCACTATACGGCCGCACTGAGCGCGTGCTAATCCTGGCCGTGCGTCGCGCTGGAACCATCGACGTGCAGCGCAGCGATGGCCAATGCTACCGGGTGAGCGGCTTATGATGCACCCGCTATTCGCTGAAATACTGCGCCCCTATGCGCCACCACCGGCGCCACCGGCGCCAGTGCAACCCACGCCGGAACAAATCGACCGGGCCATGATGGCCGATAAACTGACCCATGATGCACGCCAGCTGGCGCGCGCTATAACCCTGGAGCATCGCTATGCAAACCCTACAAATTAAATCCACCACTTATAAATTGGCATCCCTGAATCGCGTGCTAGAGGTTCAAACCCTGGCCAGCAAAATCACGGGTAAGCATAAGCCGGTCAAAAGCCGGGGCCCTGATAAACGTTTATTTCCGGCCTATGGGGAAACAATGAGCCCTGCGGAATACGTGAGTCAGTACTACACACTCAACTCGAACCGGCGCAACTTTAAGGGCGGCGCGCCCTACGGCGACGCGAACCTGGCCGGGTTCTATGAGGGTTTGAGCGATCGCGTGAGCGTGCCCCAGGGCACCGATAGCGTGGAGGTGGAAGCATGACGCGCCAACACTATAAACCGGCGCCGCCTGCGCGCCCCATCGCCAGCGCTGCGCTGGCCGTCTCAATTGGCCTGATTCTGGCCGTTCTACTCGTGCGCTACTTATGATCGCCGATGACCAGGCTCTAGCGGCCATCGCTACCGCGCGGCGCCATTATTTGGATCGCATTACGCACTTAGAAGATGTGCTGCGCGCATTGTTGGACGACGATAACGAAGAGACGCGCGCGGCCGCCCTGCGCGCGCTCGCGTGCTCATAGTCTTAGCGGCCATACTGGCCGCGATCCTGGCGATTTTGCTTGATCTTGACTAAGCCCCTTCGGGGGCCTTTTCTATGGCCCTGCGCAACTCTGAGCGGGTGCTATGGGCCAATTCAGGCGCGCAAAATATGTGTTTTTTGGTTTGATATTCGCGCGACGCTAGGCGCCCCATATCATGCCATCCGGCCTCTTTGAGCGCGTGTAAGAGCGCAGCGGGCACAATGCGCACGCCCTGGGGGGCGTATAACTGCAATTCATCGCACAACGCGTAAAAGGGCGCGCCGACCACGCCAGCGCTAAAGGCGCGCGATCTGGAGCGGATCAGGTTAACCAGGAACGACTCTGCTCCGCTCATTCCATGCTCGACCATAATCGCTTTGGCCTCTGTGAATGGGGGCGTGGCGTTAGGGTTGAACGCGGACACGTCACGCGTGTGCAGGTAATGGGCCACGGCCTCAAAGCCGCCTCGATTAGTGTACCAGTTCCACATTCTGAGCGCGTCTGCTTCTGGCATTTTGGTGGCCTCTGACCATAAGACAAACCAGCGGCGATCCTCTGAGGGCAGGGAGATCGCCACGCGCTCATTGGAGAACGCGACCACAAACACGCGGTTTAGCGCCTGGTAGGGGTGCAGACCCTTGCGATTGACTGTCAGCAACTCCGGGGGTGCCGCGATGATGGGCTTTAGGATGTTCTCCAACGCGCGCCGGTCTTTGGCCTCCGGCTGGCGCAGTTCTTGAATTTCCATCACTTCGCATTCGAGCGCATAGCCCCACTGGCTGGTCAAGTCTTCGTTCTTGACCAGCGAGCAATTGAGTTTGGCCTTGCCGCCTATGGCCCAAAAGAACGGCGCAAAGAGGGTGTCCTTGCCCGACCCGTGATTGCCGCCCATCAGGACGGCGTGGTTGATCTTGTGGCTGGGAAACTGCACTTTATGGGCCAAAACGTTCAAGAGGTGTTCGCGCTCGAAGTCAATTGGCACCATGCGCTCGACATGGCGCAGCCACGGCGTCGCTTCACCGGCCACGGGCGCCGGGCGGGCATCGCGCCAGCGGTTGCCGTAGACCAGCCCCTCACGCGACACTAGCACAGTCTCGCCCGCCGCGTAAGTGATGCCGACCAAGGCGCGGGCGCCTTTGTCCTGGCGGTGTTCGTCAAAGGCGTTAGACGCCTCAATCTTGCCGTGCTTGCCGTGGCGCGACCGGCAGTCGATGTGCCTGAACATGGCGTTGAAGGTCTTGCGCATCAGTTCGCGGCGATCTTGCATATCAAAATAGGCGTCATCGTCTTGGATGTACGCAAAGCGCTCAAACCAGCCGCTCATCTCCACGCGACCCAACTCGCGCCGCTCGACTTCGGCGATGACCGCAGCGGCCTCGTCAGGGTACTCGGGCGTGGGGGCCAGCTTGGACAGGGTGTTCTCCATCACGGCGGCCAGCAACTCATCGCGCAAGCCGTGAGCACGCTTTGGCCCGCCCTGCTCCTCGACCCATGCGAGATACTGCTCACTGTTCCAGTCGGCGCAGTGTTCGTGCAGGCAGCAGTAGGCGCGGCTGACGGGGTTGTAGCGGCCCATTGGGTTGCCGTCGCTATGCTCGCCATGATTAGGGCAAACCACGCCCCACCAACCGCTTGAATTGCCCTTCTCTAGCAAGTCTCCACGCGCAGCAGCCCACGCCAGCACATCGTCGCCGCCGTCGTCTGTAAGGCGTATGGGGCGCATCGTGGCGGTGTCGGCAGGGGTGGGCGTCACGCCCAGCGCCTCGCATATCTGAGGCAGGGAGAACTCGCGCTCGGGGTGAAACTCGACAAGGCGGGAGGCGAAGTCCTCGCGGCCTGGCTTGAGGTTGATGGAGCCGGGCAACCTGAAATTGCGCACTGGGTTGATGGCGCCGCCGTCGGTGTAGCCCGCCTCGGCGATGGCCACGATAGCGGCGCTGAAGTCGGCCTTCATGGGCTGGTCGTCCAGCGCGAAGGTGTAGCCGTACTGGTAATTGTTGGGGCTGGTCTCCATGATCCACGTCGGGGCGATGGGCGGCTCTTTGGCCTTGGTGCCTACGTCGTCCAGCACAAGGAAGGCGACGCGCTCGCAGTTGTCAGCGCGGGCCGATGGGTGGCCTTGGTCGAAGCGGTCGATGATGAAGCAGCCGGTATTGGCGTACCATGCCTGGTTCGCCTTCCACTTTTTGGGCAGGTAGGCCGGCCAAGTGCATTTAACAGCGCCGTCGGCGTGGAATTGCAGCTCACCGTTGGCCAATATGGGTTTTTGGCGCACAAATAAAATGACCTCGCCCTCGGGCGCAATGTCCTCTAAGTATTTCAAAAAACTCATTTGGTAATCCTCATAAAGAACAAACACGGCAAGTAGGAACTTTCCCCTCACCACGGATTTTTCGACCACTGGCGAACTCGGCGCCCAAGTCTTTCAGCGCAGCGGGCCAAGTGTCGCGTTGGGGCGACCTAAACGTGTGGCCCAGTTTCTCTTCAATGGCAACGCCACGCGCAAACTCTTCAGGGTAATCGCGCCACAGGTCGCGCCATTCGCCCAGCCGCTGATATGGGCATACAGCGCAATCAGTACGGCGGGGGATAGTGACGCCGCGTTGGGCCAAGTATTTCCAGACATCCTCTTCTTTCCAGCCCCATTCCCGCATGGGAAACCGAATCTTCATGTCTTCGCCGTAAATACCGCGCCGGGCCTCTTCGTCTGCGCGCAGGCCAACGTACAGCACCGACCCATCAGGCAGGTCTTCAAAATACTTGATGGTCGGCTCAATCTTCAAAATGCGAGTACACCAACGCGCTCTGAAATTGGGCAGCATCTGCTGCTCTTCAATCAGGCCGTAAAGATCAGTCGTGTGCCCGACCCGTTTGATAGGCAAGTCCAGCATCTGCTCCAGCTTGGCCCAATGCTCCACCATTTCAGGCAACTCATTGCCGGTGGCGTTGCAGATTAATTCGTATTCGCGGGGCTCAACTTCCATCAAGCGCAGTGCAAGGGCGGTCGAATCTTTGCCGCCAGATAATCCTATGACGTGTTTCATTTTCCATACCTTTCCATAATTGAGACTTCGGCGTCTAGGGGTAAACCCTTGGCCCAGTCGGGCGGGGTGCACATGACCGAGCGCAAGGCGTCGGGGTTGGGTGTGCTGGTTTCGATCACGATCTCGTCGTGGACGTGCAGCACCACGTCGTCAAGCTGGCGCAGCGAATGGCGCAGCAGGTCATTGGCCACGGCTTGGGTGATGTTCTCGCAGGCCAGCCCTTTCCACAGACGGGCGCGTGGCCACTCCTTGGCGTCAGCGGCGGGTTTCCAAGCGGCTTTAGCGTAGGTCACACCTTCGGTTTCCAGTCGTGCGTAGGGGTAGCAAAGGACGCGACCCGATGGCAGGATGTACCACAGGTGCAGGCCGTCAAACATATAGGTCACCCGGCCGGCGCTGAACTCTTTGCCCTTGTTACGCATCGCCCGGGTGTAGGCTGATTCTAGGTCTTGCCAGTAAGGCACCGACCAAGGGTTTGCCCTACGCCATGCGTCCACCATGCGCCGGGCGTCCGACTCGGGCAGCAAGATGCCGTAAGCGCGGCCCATCGCAGCGAAGGCGCCCACGCCGCCAGCGAAGCCGCAGGCCAACTCCTGCACCTTGCCGATCTGGCGCTGGTCTTTGTTGACCTGAGACACATCGACATAAAAGGTGGCCGCAGCGTTGACTTTGTACACGTCCTCGCCGGACGCGAACAGGGCCAGCTTCTCGTCGCCCCTGCCGGATAACCAAGGGTTTACCCTAGCCTCAATGGCCGACCAGTCGGCCACGACTAGGTATTTACCCTTGGCTGGTATCAGTGCAGGACGGAGCATCCCTTTGAGGACGTCGGTGACGCGCTTGCCGAACTTAGGGACGATTGCGTGTCCGCGTACCATCGCCAGGCGCACATCTTCAGGAGACTTAGCACATTTTCGGGTGAAGTTGTGGACTTGAGCGCCATAACTTGATGCACGGCCTGTGGCGGAACCCCCCGCAAACACAAAAGCGCCGCGAACTCGTCGATCTTCTTCATCTGCCAGACCCGCAAGGCGGCTGAACTTCGCAACCGACGACGCCCATAGGTCGTCGGCGCACTGGATAACTTCTTGAACGTCATGGGGAACCTCGTCAGGGTTGTCCATCAGCAGCAGGTTTGCCCTGACGGTTTTGTCTATGGAATACTTATCGTCCTTTTTCATCAGCTTCTTTGCCTCCGGCCCAACGCGCTCCAGCACCCACTCGCGCATTTTGGGGGAGCGCACGCTGGTGATGGCGCCTTCGGTGACCTCGGCAACGATCTCTTGAATCTCGGCCAACTCGTCGCTGGCGTACTTGACGGCAGCCTGGCACAAAGGCACGTCCACCAGCACGCCACGATCGTTGATGCGCTCGTTGACGTGATAGTCCTGCAACTCCTGCGCCGACAATGGCCGCATGGCCTTGCTGAACGCCCGCATGGCGCGCACGTCCTGCTCGCAGTAGGCCACCATCTCGGCGGTCAACTCAGGCGATTCCTCGTAGGGCGGGATCGACATCTTGCGGATCAGTTGGGCGCCCCGGTGGTCTTTCTTCATAGACGCGCCAGCAAAGCGGCCCACGTCCTCAAGCGAGCCAGGCGCGCAATTGGCGCGGGCCTGCGCTGCGGTGCAGACAAACTGAGTTATATCAAAATCAATTTGCAAGACATACCAAAAAATTAAACGCTCAAACGCAGCGTTATGAGCATAGATTTGCCCTTTGTATTCTGCAATCCACTTAGGAAAAGGTTGGTCGGGTAACCATGTTTGAACGTCGTCATCTTTGTAAGCATACGACATACACAGCACTTCGGTACTTGGGTGCTGGGCGTAGTTGTAAACGCCCGCGACCGTCAGGTCGCAGGCGCTACGGGTCTCGAAGTCAACCCAGAGAGTCATCAGGCCGCTGCGCGACGACGACGGCCCACTGCGGGAGCTTCTTCAACCTTCTTCGGCTCGGCATTGCCGTCCAATGAAAGCCACTGCACTACCTCGAAGACCGGCGTGAAAATCCGGCCATACGATTTGTGCTGATAGTGTTCCTTTTTGAGGGACACCACCGGCACGGGCTTGCTTTGGTCTTTCTCGACCTGATCTGCCAAGGCGACGGCCAAGGCTTGTACCGCTTTCTTCCCGCCCACCGAGGTGGTCGTGAAGCGCGCTTCCATGCCCTTGTCTTCGCCAGTCAGGCATTTCAGACTCATACCCACCTGTGTTTCCCAGCCCTTCTTGGCGGCTGGCGGCGCACCATCCAACTCCGGCAACGGCTGGGACACGGGCACCATCTTCTCGCCCAACACCTCGCCGTCGCCCCAGGCGATGAAGCCGTGAACAAACGAGAAGGGATTGACCGCCCAGGTGCTGTCGTCTTCGACTTCGGTTTGGTCTGCACCAAACACCCAGTGGCCGGTCTTGTCCATTTTCAGGATGACCGTGCCGCTGCCGCCGACATCGGATTGAATTGCACGCAGGGAAATTGCGAGGGTAGAAACTGCGGGCAAGCCCGCTTGGGAGAACGCTACTAGATTTGACATGATAGTCCTTAGTTGAGTTTAGAAAGGGCAGCGGTTAATTGCTTACCCAAGAGCATCACCTCGGGGCGCGGGTCATCCGCGCTGGCCAAGGTGTTACCTGAACTGATGGCGACGACCAGATCGTCCGGCAAAGCCTGCTTGCGCTTTTTGAGCGCCTTCTCAGCCTTGGCCGGAGAGATCACGGACGTCTCCAACACTTCAGATTCGGTGAGACCAAACGCAAACAGGGCGACCTTGGCCTTGTCCTCGCTAGTCCATGAACGGATCGCTCGCTTGGCGACCAGTTTGTAGTCAGGTAGTTTGGCGCCAGACTCCAGCAGTTGGAGCGCCAAGGCGCGCAGGTCAGTGATCCACTGCTCCAGCATATCAGCATTTTTGAGGTAGGTGGCAATGGTCGGCGGGTCGAGGTTGTCAATAATCGTCTTCAGGGCGCGGTCAACTGCGCCGGTCATTTGTGGGCACACCGGCTTGGCTGCGCACCAGCGGCAATGTTCGCCAGAGCGCAAAACCGCGTCGGGTTTCTCGGACGCCTTGACGGCCTGCACCAACTGCAACTCAAACTCAGCGATGCGCTTGGGCGTGGTCACCCAACGTTTGACAGCAGGCGGCTGCACGATCACCATTTCAATCTCTGTGACGCCTTCAAAGGCCCATGCAGACGTGGGGGTGCGCATAGCAGCCGCAGCGTAGAACATCAGTTGCGGGTTCTCCTCGACATCCACAGCAACACCGTCGCCAAACTTCCAATCGAGAACAACAGCGCGATTGCCCATGCGACCAATAAGGTCAGTCGAGCCAAATACGCCAGGGAGTAGGTCACCAAAGTTAACGCTTGTTTCAGCTTCAATTTCCATCTCCTTGTTGGGGTCGATCTCATCAAGCGCGGCCAGTGCTGGCTTGAGTTTGTAGTCGATCAGTTCTTGGGTCAGCACCTGCGCTTCGTACTTGTGGCCAAGGTAATGCTCGGGCGGGTTGTCCGACATGATGATCTCAGCGATGACGTTGTGCAGCAGTGTGCCCTCGTCTGCGAATTTGCTGGAGGGCTTGGGCGGCATCTTGGCCACCAAGGCCACAGAGCCAGGGCAATTGATTACCCTTTTGGCGGTCGAGCCGCCGACGATACTGGAGTGTTGCATTTAACGTCCTTTAGTTGATGAGGCGTTTAGTGTAGCACAGAAAATAAAAGTGTGCTAAACTTCTTGACATTACCAACAGGAGACCCCCCATGCGCCTTACATTTGAAGCTAACAACATCTCAGAAGTTAGAGAACTGCACCAGATGCTAACGCGGCTGCTGGCACCAGAAGCCGTCGAGCCAAAACAAATACTTAGGGGCGATGACATATCAGAATTGCCGTTAAGTTTTAAGACGGTTAACGCTTTAAAAGGCGAAAACATTACGCAGATTAGCCAACTTATACGGCTAAAAAAAGATGATCTTTTGCGTGTGCCTAATATAGGAAAAGTTTGCGCGCAAGAAATCATAGATGTCTTAAAGCTATATTTCAAATGAAAGAAAAAGACATCGAAAATTATTTTGTTTGGACGGTAGCCCGCGCAGGCGGGCGGTCGTGGAAGTTCACCTCGCCAGGGCGCAAAGGCGTAGCCGACAGGATAGCGTGCTTTCCTGACGGCAGCACTTGGTTCGTGGAATTAAAGACCGATAAAGGCAAGCTATCAGAACTTCAAAAGCAATTTGCTTTGGACATGATCCGGCTGAATCAGAAGTATTTGTGTTTGTGGAACGAGGAACAGATAGATGAATTTGCGGCCATACCAAGAACAGGCGGCTGACTTCCTGTTTGAGCGCGACAGGGCGATGATCCTCGCCCCCGTCGGCGCGGGCAAGACGGCCATCACGCTGACAGCCATGCAGGATATGCTGCTGGCTGGCCACGCCAAGCGCTTCCTCGTGCTGGCGCCCAAGCGCGTGGCCGCCAGCGTCTGGCCGACCGAGCAGCCCAAGTGGGCGCCCAACATCACGCTGGCCGCCGCCGTGGGCACGGCCAAGCAGCGCGAGGCGGCCTTCGCGTCAGACGCCCAAGTGGTGGTGACCAACTACGAGAACTTGCCGCAGGGGCGCTTTGACGCGGTGGTGTTCGACGAACTGACGCGCTTGAAGAACCCCAGCGGCAAGCGCTTCAAAGACCTGCTTAAATTCCTGACGCCCATTGGCATCCGCTGGGGCCTGACCGGCTCGTTCACCAGCAACGGCTTGGAGGATGTGTTCGGCCAGTGCAAGATCGTTGACCAGGCATTGCTGGGGCGCTCCAAGGGCGCGTTCATGCAGCAGTATTTCGTGCTAATCAACCCCGACTTTGGCGAGTGGTCACCGCGCAAAGGTAGTTTGGAGAAGGTCATGGCCGTGATTAAGCCTGCCACTTTTGTCTTGGACGCAGGCGAGTACAGCGACAAGTTGCCCCCGTTGCACACAGTGGAGGTGCGCTGCGACCTGAACAATCGCAAGCCCTACGACACCATGAAAAAAGATTTTAAGCTGGAGGACATCACCGCCGTCAACGCTGCCGTGGTCACCGGCAAGTTGCAGCAGCTTGCCAGCGGGTTTGTGTACGACACCGTACAGACGCCCTCAGACGTGCCCGGCAAGTGGATCACGGTGCAGACGCCAGTGTGGTACGACACGGCCAAGTTTGACCGGCTGCACGAGTTGCTGGAGGAGAACCAACGTGCCAACACGCTCATTGTCTACAACTACCAAGAGGAACTGGCCGAACTCAAGCGGCGCTATGCCCACGCCCAGACGTTGGACGACGACCGTGCTATTGAGCGATGGAACGCTGGCGCCATTGAACTGCTGCTGGTGCATCCCAAGTCGGCTGGCCACGGGCTCAACCTTCAGCACGGCGGCTGCCGGATTGTTTTCCTGTCTTTGCCCTGGTCGCTCGAACTGTACGAACAGACCGTAGGACGGCTGCACCGCAGCGGCCAGCGCCACGACGTGTGGTGCTACGTCATGCTGACCAACAAGACCGTGGACGAACGCATCTGGGCGGCGCTGCACAACAAGCGCGCTATTTCTAATATTGCAATGGAGGAACTATGCTACTAAAAGCACAACTTAAAGCGGCCAAGGCCGAACTCAAACTACGGTCACGCCAACTGACCATTGCCTACCGAGCATATGACCGTTGCGTCAACCTGATAGCTAAACTGGAGACACGAATTGAAAAACACTTGGCGAGGTCTAAATGACCGTCTGCCCACGCTGTCTGAAGAAGAAGTGCTGGGCCTACTAAACAACGAACGCAAGACGTTCCAAAGAGTATCAGTGCTGGAGCGTTTGCACCAGCGGTACAACACCCTGCGCGTTGCGCGGGAGAGAATGGAAATACTAAAGGAAGCTAAATTACCATGAAATTCATAAAATTTTTTAAAGATTACTGGCGTGACTTGACCCCCTTGGAGGTCATTACTCATTCTTTGGCCCAGGCGCATCTGGAAAGGCTTGAGTCAGAGAACGCCACCGAATACGCAAAGGCTTGTCTCCAACTCAGCCTAGCCCGTATTGAACGCCTTAACGAACGCATGAAGGAGTACAAATGACTGAAGCAGACAAAGCTTACATCAATCGCAAGCAAAAGGATTGGGAGTTTGATGAACCCGATCCTAGCGACTACGCGCAGTTTGTAAAACAGATTAAAGGCTTGATTGTGTGGGTAATCTTTGTGGTGAGTGCGTCCATGTTTGTTGCGGCGGTGTTCAAATGACAGGCTACGAAAGCAAACGCGCTGCGGCGCGGGACAAACTGGCGCAGGAGCCGGTGGCGTATCTTTGTAGCCCAGACGAAAACGGTTTGTTTGGTTTACCAACAGCGGACAAGGCTTGCAAAGATTGTTTTCCTGTTTACCGACAGTCGCCACAGCGCCCTTGGGTGGGGTTGACGGATGAGGATTGGAAAGAAATTGAAGATATGCCTGACACCTTTGACCAAGGTGTTGCATGGTGCTTAGCTAGACTGAAGGGGAAGAATTCTTGAACACGCCACCCCAACACCGCATACGAATGTTGTTGCACAAGTACGCCGACGGCTTGACGCTGCTGGACATATCCAACTACCTCAACATGAACTACACCAACGCTGGGCGCAGCTTGCAAAAGATGCCCGACGCCTACATCGACCGCTGGATTGCCAAGGAAGGCAAAGGCCCAGGCAAATGGAGCGCCATCTGGTGCGTTGTTGTCCCACCTGAAAACTGCCCAATGCCATGAACGACCTACCAAACTTTGCAGCTTGGACAAACGAGAACTTGGCCAAGTTTGCTACCGAAGCCTACTTGCGCTTGCAGGCCCAGCAGGACGCCCTTGAACAGTTGCGTGGCGACTTGAGGGACGCTATGAAGGAAATAAGGCGCATTCGGCGACGCGACGCTTGAGTAGGCCGGGCAACACACGCCCACCGCCTTTTGTCCATAACATCAATTGCTTTTTGGCGCCGTCCCAGTCTTGCTCATTGATCTTACGTTTCAATGTGCTGGTCTGGAGACGGCCAATTCCTAAATTGTACGCAAAGTCCACAATAGCGTTGCACTTGGGTTCATCTGTCAACAGGATGGGGCAATGCCGTAGGACGCCAGGTAGGTAAGTGTGTTGCAACTCATGCAACAGCAGTGCTTCTGCTTCTTGGGCAGAGATGGGCGGGTCTTGCAGCGTGACTTTACGCCCGTCAGAGTAATAGGTCGAGCCAAAGCCTGTCGTTGGTATACCGGCTGGGCATAGGTAAGGCTTCGACGAAAAGCCCTCGAACCGTTTGCACAGCGCGGCGGCGATGTCCAGGTTCATAGCCCGCGCTTTGCCAATGTACGGTCAAGGAACCAATAATTGAGCGTGCCGCTAACCAACGCGCTAAAGTCGCCGGACATCATTAATTTGAACACGGCGTCAGGATGTGCGCCGGTCGCCCAGGCGTTCCACGCAAACCAGATGTGAATGAACGACCAGATTAGCAAAATCCAGTACGTCACCATAGGACGCACGCTGGCCGACAAGCTGGCCACCCAACCCCCGGCGGCTTTGACCATCTCTGTCTGCTGTTCTATTGCAGAGTTAAAGGCATTCATCACACCAGCGTCTACGGTCGCCTCGCGTTGGGCGCCGATCTCGGCCAGCTTTTGTTGGCCGCGCACTTGCTCTAGCGCGCACTGCTGCTCAAACATCAAACGCTCATGGGCGCGTTCGTCTTTCTTGTCCATCCATTTCAGCACTTCTGGCGCCAGCCGGAACACGCCGCCCAACAGAGAACCCAAGATACCACCACCAAGCATTTCAAACATCAGTGTTTCTCCATCAAAATTGTCAGCCACCAGACGATGAATCCCAAGACCATGACGACGATGCCGCCGCCCAGTAACCAGTTAATCAATTCGTCCATCTCCTTCTTCTTGGCCGCAGCGTGTTGCTCGTCCAGAATCTCTTGTTTCTTGCGCTTTTGGATGATGTTGTTGCGCTCGATCAGCAATTGTTGCCACAGATCGGCATGGCCAGACATCACCATCCAGTTGTTCAATTCCTTCTCGGCGTCATTGAGCATCTTGGCCTGCATGACGATCTCAAAGGCCTGCGCCGTGTCCGACTTGGCGAAGGTGCCCTTGGGTTTGGACGCCTCCCGCTGGACGACATCCTTGGCCTCAAAAAACTTCATCGCCTCGCCAGTGATGGCGTGGATGTCCTTGCCCAGCTTGATGGCGGCCTGCACCCCCTTTACGGCGGCTTGCGCTGTCGCAAAGGCGGTGATCGGGTCGATCATTTGTCCGCTTTGTTTTCTAGCCGGTCAAAAATCTTGCCGAGCATTTCCTTGACCTCGCGCATATCGTCTTTGTAGTCCTGCCGGGCAACGTAAGTAAGCGGCAGCTTAGACAGATCGTCTTTCAACTCTTGCACGGCTGCCCACAATTCGCGGGCGAACCAACCGGCCACGGTTAAACACGCGCCGATAATGATGTTGATAGTTTGCTGATCCATTATTTTGACAGTGCGTTACGGTTAGCGGGAGTAAGAGCATTGGGACGATAGTCAGGCGGCACAACATTAGCCGCTTGAAAACCTGGCTTAACCATATTTCGGGCTAATGCGCCGCTGGCTACATTTCCTGCCGCCGCGCCAAGCGCGCCGCCTGCAATTGAGCCAGGTAAACCAAGTGGGGAGCCTAATAGCGCGCCTGCGGTGCCCGCTGCGCCAGAACGCGGCAGCGTCTCACGCCAAGTCGGCTCGTTGGCCACGCCGCCTTTGGACACTTCAGGAAAGTTAGCGGCAACATTACCAATCTGAGCCAATTTACCCGACATTGGTTTGCCTTCAGCGGCCATGCGAGCAATAATTTGCGGGTCAATTTGACCCGTTGCAAAATTGGTGGCGCGTTCATAATCGTAAGTCTTGGCCAACGCGGTGCGAGCGTCGCGGAACGCCGCCAATAATTTAGGATCGCTGCTGATATTGGACTCAATTAATCCTTCCAATGTGTTAGCAATTCCCAAATTTACATCGGCTCGGGCGATGGCTTCTGGCGACGGTGGGTTTACGCCAGCAGACTGTTGTTTGTAAACCGCTTGAGCGTCGCGACGGCGCTGCCGAATGCTGTCTACCAAAGTTTTACCGTCAACACCTTGTTCAAGTTGTTGTTTAACCGTGTCAATAAAGCTATTTACTTTAGCGGCTTGGCCTTCATCGCCAATCAATGGCGTGACTTTCATATTGTCCAGCGCAGCCATAGTAGTTTGGTCTGGCGCAATTGCGGGCAATTTACGCACCGCGTCATACGGGCCGCTAACTTCAGGCCGAGAACGCGCTTGCTCAAACGCCTTGGCGTCCAATTTGACTATGGACGGCAGCCCTAAATCTTCTTTGGCAACGGCTGTGTATTGCGGCAGATTGTGCTGCGCCAGCTTGGTGTCTAATGTATCGCTGCCTACTACGGCGACTCTAAGTTTATTGCCGGTGGTTGGGTTAGTAGCCGCGGGGTTAAGCGCAATCCCCAAATCCAACGCATCTTTGGCCGCGTCGATACGGGGGGCATTTTGATAACTTTGCGCAACGCGAGCTTCTTGCGCTTGCGCGGCGCGAGCTGCAAACGGCGCTTCAACGGCTGTTATAGCACCCTTAGCGACTGGCGCCATAGCATTGACAACTTTAGGCGCTACAGCCACGGTGGCTGTGCCTAACATATTGCGCACGTCTTCTACCGGCATACCAGTTTTGCTGGCTATCCAATCCGCGCCTTTATTTACGTTTTGCCCAATAAAGTCCATGACTTTACGAGACGCTTCTTGGTTGTACGCAGGCTGATTGGTAACACCAAAAAGTTTTCCAAATGGTTTTTCAAGCGCAGATGTAACCGCGCCGCCCATTTGTTCAGCTTGTTGTGGCGTAGTAAACGGGCGCGCAACAGCTTGAACAACCGACCCAAACATTGGCAGCGTTCCACCAATGGTGGTATCCGCCAATGATGCTAATCCTGTACCAGTTTGGGCCAACAGCCCTTGTCTTGGGCCAGGCATTCCTTCCGCACGCGGCGCAATCGCAGGTGCAGTAAAACCAAATCTTGTTTTAATTGCTTGCTGTGTGTCAGCATTAGCGTTGACAAATTCAGGATCGTTTGCAACGTGTTTGGCAAAAATAGCTTGTTTCGTCGCCGCGTTAGCGTTGATGAAATCTGGATCGCTCAGGATTTCTTCAGGTTTTGCCATGTTATTTCAACCATTTATTGCTGGTATCAACAGCGCCTGCTGGCGCGGCGGCAGGTGCAGTAGTAGCAGGTACAGTAGCGGCCAACGCAGCTTTTGTAGCTGGCGTAAGAAACCTATCCCTAAAATCTTTTTTGTTGGTAGACGCAGTGTATTGCGTTTCCATACCGGCCAATTGACCGCCCATAAGTTGTTTGTACCTGTCAATAACACTCTTTAACTGCGCAGGGCTATTAGCGGAATTAATCGCATCGTCCGCAGCTTTACGATCGCCCAGCGCGCCCGCGCTTCCAAGTACAGCTTTAGTAACTTCATCCGCAACAATACGTTTAACGGCGTTAAAGTCTGTCGGCGCTGGGTTACCAGTTTGCAAAGCAATGAAATTGCCAGCTTGATTAAACATCCGAATATCGCCATTTTGCAGCGCATCGGCCACTTGTTGCAACGTACCTAGATGATCCACCGCAACGTTAAGCGAACGTGTTGTATCGCCTTTTTTACCACTGGTAAATGCTTTTTCAGCCGCGCCCATTGTTCCGTATTGTTTGGCGTCATATCCAGGATACGCTGCGCTTACCATCTCCATTAATTGACGGCCTGCTGGCGTAGTCAATGACCGTGCGGCAGGCGATGGCTCACGGCCTTCACCAATCGCACGAACTTGGTTTGCCAACGGCGTGGGCAAATGCGTAAGCAAATCTTCGCCAGTCAAACCAGCTTTCATGGCTGCTGCAACATTTTGAACTACAGGCGCGCCGCTGGGCTGTTTTGCCGTAGGACTAGGCGTACCAGCAACAGCTGCGCCAGGAATTGGAAACGCCGCTTGAACACCACTAATGTTATATGGATCAGCTGCAATAGCACGAATGCCCAAACCAGCTTTATTAACGTTAAGATTGCCTTGCGCAACTCCAAGTTGACCTTGCGCCACTTCAAGATGGCCTCTAGCAATTTTGTTTGACTCAATCTCACCAGGAGTCATTGTTTTAGTGAATTGACTTCCTGGAATAACTGTAGCAATGCCTCCCAATCCAGGTACGGACGTCAATTGAGTTGACCCACCAATATTTTGATTATAAACACCAGGTTTGTTTAATTCAGCAAATTTTTCAACACCCAATTTTGATTGGTTAATCAAGTCAGCAAAAGCTTGTGGGCCTTTTGCAATTGCTGCGTCAATGTTGGAACGTGCAACATCTTCAGTTACACCACGAGCAGCAAGCACCGGCCCAAGAATGGGGTCTGCATGATTAGCCTGATGCCATGCCAAATATTTTTGTGGCGCAGTCGGGTCGCTGGGGTCAATATTGTCCAAAAGCGCCCGTGATTGTTTGAGTTTAGCGTCAACCAATTCTTGATTTTTAAGTTGTGCTTCAGTTTGCAATTTTTCGTTTTCAAACCGACTTTTTAAAACGCCAGGAATTTGCCCACCAGCATTTGCATTGGCCAATGCTGATGTTACTTTGCCATAATCAATTTTTCCAGTCGCAGGATCAGTTGCGTTTGCATACGCGGCGTTAAGCGCGTTTGCTTGAACATCGGCTCGTTGGGCTTGTGCAAGTTGATATTGCGCCAGCGCATTCTGGTTCATACCAGTATTCAACTGCTGCATCTTTGCGTACTGTGCAAAGGGATCAATAGGCGCTTGAGGCTGATAACCTTGCGCAATAAGCGAATTTAGATCAGCCATGATTTACCTCGGCGAGTAATATGTTGGCCCTGCAAATGTAGGGTTGTTATATGTAGATTGACCTTGGTTTTGGGCCAACCAATTGTTAAAGTTGTTTTGGTTTTGATATGACGACACGCCAGTGTTAAGTGCATTGGCAAATGTATTGGCGGTGCCGTATTGCCCCGCAGCCGTTGCTTGGCCTGCGCCTGTAATGCCACCAGCAATTGCGTTGCCTGCGCCGGTAATTAAGTTGCCGGCATTGGCGCCATAGCTGCCCGCAGCCGCGCCTTGATTAGACGCAGCAGCTTGGCCAGACGCCATCAAGTTGCCCAACGGCTGAAGTTGATTTGTGCGATTTTGCTGATAGCGGTTGTAAGCATTTTGATATTCTTGGGACGCCATGTCTTGGCCATAGCCAGTCGCGGCCTTAAGAGCGTTGCCCGAAATGAGACCGCCGCGTGCAGCGGCTTGCTGATCCAACGCCTTTTGTCCTTGAGCCAAACGAAACGCATAGCCTGGATCGGCTTGAAAGTCAGACATTCCAAAGTTCTGTGCGTATTGGCCATAGTTAGCTGCGCCTGTGTTGCCGCCCAAGCCCAGCAGTTCCATCAGCCGGTTCTGGCCAGTTAAACCAGCTTGACGGTACGGTTCTTGAAGGCCGACCTGTTGGTTGTACAGCTTTTCCTGTAGTGCAAGCGCTTTATCAGAAGACTGCGATTGAACTGCCGCCGCTTGTGTAGCCGCGTCAGCTTGCGTTGATGCTGCTTGACGAGCGCCAGACCCCGCAATTGCGCCGCCAAGAATTGCGCCGCCTGCGCCTATCATTGCTACTGTAATAAAGCTCATAGTGATACCCCAATAGATTGGTCTTTAACTTTGTTGCCGACCGCGAACATGGAGTGCGGATCGTCCTCAACTAATTCGGCCCCGGCGTCTTCCACATTATCCGATTCTACTCGGTGAAAAGTCATGCACAAAGCATCTGTTTCGGCATAAACCGCCCTTTTTGTACCGGGTTTGCTGCACAATAAATGGGGGCCGGTCACAAATTGGACGCCTTCATCGGTTGTAATAGCCACGGTGCCGCCCGCCACAAAATAAAAATGTTCTTTTTTGTGGACTTTACCGACTATAAGCGCGCCCGCGTGCCGAAACACTTCGCGGCAATACATCCCGCCGTGAAACGTGTGCTTGGTGATGGGCTCGTACTGCGGCATCCGAGACACCGCAGCTTGGAGCGCCTCCACCTTTTGGCGCATTTGGTCGGGTAAGGCGAGCGTTTCGGTCATAGTACGGCGATCACAAAAGCCAGCAATTCTTCGTAGCGCACACCGTAGATTTCGGTGCCTTCTAACTCATCGCGGCAGAACATCCCGTAATTGGTGGCGTCCAGCCCCTCGGCAGCGAAAGCGTCGGCCAACTCTTGGGCGTACACGCCAATGTGGATGCGGGCGCCGTCGCCCTTGGCAGCCACTGCCTCGTTGAACTTGAAAGTCTTAATCAAACTCTTGACGCGGACGGCTACAGCGCGCTCGGCTTCAGACAGAGGGCGATCTTGCTGTTTTTGGCGGGCATCGGACGTGTTAATAAGCGCCGTAGTAGCGTAAACCGTTGTCCAGCGATAAGATGGCGAGCCAAGGACATAGCTGTTATCCACCGCCGGTGCAAACCCAACGCTTGGGGAAACAAACACCGTGTTATTGCCCAGCGTTGTATTGGTGCCGCTAGAACCCAAAGCGCTGGTGGCCGAACCAACTGTAACGCCGGTGACAGTGATGCTAGGCGAACCAGTCAGGCCAGCCGATGTACCGCTGACGCTGATACCCCAAGTGCCGGTAGCGCCGGTGCCGCCAGTGCTAGGAGCGCCAACGGTGTTGTAAGAAACAGTCAGCGCAGACGCGCCGTTGAATGTGCTGCCCGAACCACCACCCGAGCCGCCGCTGTTAAACGTAACGGCATTGGTAGTTGAGCCGCCGCTAGGTATAGCCCAAGTTCCATCGTTGCGCAAGAAAGTCGTTGTGGCGCCTGCTGGTGCAGTAATGGAATAGCTGTTCCAAGCTAGGTTGTTTTTAAGGTACAGGTTATTCCAACGCGCACTAGAACTGCCCAAATCAACCGTGAAGTCTCCAGACCCCGTCCAAGCCGCGCCGTTCAAGACGACAGCGTTGGTAGAATTAGCCAAGCCTACAATAGTGCCAGTAGACGTGACGCTAGGTACGGTGGAGAATGTACCAATGTTGGCGCCATTGATGTTCTGATTAGCAGTCCAAGTATTGGCGCTGCCCAAATTCAAAGAAATGGTGCCGGAGCCGGTAATTGTGCCGCCACTCAAGCCGGTGCCCGCAGTTACAGATGTAACCGTGCCGGTGTTGCTCGTGTAGCCGCTGGGATTGCTTGCGGCGTAAGCACCCAAAGCCGTAAGGGCAGCGCCTGCCGTAGTAGCGCCGGTGCCACCATTAGCGATAGCTAGCGTACCAGCCAAGGTTATG